GTCAGAACGACATGAAGGCTGAACTTATTGAAGCAATCAAAGACCAAGGTTTTGAAGACGACAAAGGTCACAAGTGGCTCAAGGTTGGCTCACTTGAATTGAAGTACGAACGCCGTGTAAGCCGTTCCTTTGATGAAGGTGCCGCAGATAACTGGGCTCACGAAACAGGGCGCTGGGATGACCTTAAGCGTGTCGTAGAACTGCTTGACGAAGATAAACTACTTGCTCTTGCTTGGGAAAACGATGACGTTGCAGAAACTATCCAAGCGTTTTACATTGAGAAAGAAACTTGGGCTTTCAAAGCATGAGAGACCCTCTTGATTTATTTGGTGACCTTCCTGATTTTCCTGGAAAGACACCACCTAAAAATAAACTTGTTGAAAAGAAGGTTGCGACCCACGGCTTTGACCGATACAATGGGGCAAAATCTAAGGTCTTCATCATTAACGGTGAAGCCCAACAGTTTTTTACGGTTGGAGAATTTGGTAAAGCGTTAGGTCGCAAAGCCAATACCATCCGTATGTGGGAGTACCGAGGCATCTTGCCAAAGGCTAACTTCCGCACACCACCTCCCGAAGGTTCCCAACTGCCAGGTACGGAACCTAAAGGACACAGACTTTATAGTCTGAGGCAACTTGACTTTATCATTGATACTGTGGAAAGATTCCAATTGGATGACCCACTGCATTGTCAATGGGAGTCTGCCAAACAACACATAAAACAAAACTGGCCTAGATAACGAAAGTAAAGAAATGTCCCACGACTTTGACGAAGAAGCAGAAGTACCAACTTCTGCACCAACACCCGCAGCCGCAGCACCTGCTGCTCGCCGCATTATCCGTTCGGGATGGGAAGGTGTCTCTGCTGTAAAAGATGCAGACTCCCCTTACGCAACTCGCCTCCGCATTGAGGACGAGCCCATCATCATTAAGTTTCTCAGCGATGAGCCATACGCATCATGGCGACAGCACTGGGTTGAGCGCCAAGGTCAGAAATCATTCGTTTGCATCGGTGAGTTTGATGAGTGCCCACTTTGTGACGCAGGCAACCGTCCATCTATTCGTATTGCTTTTAACGTTGTACTTCTTGCCAGCGATGGCAACCACGCACTACGTTCATACGAAGTTGGACCTCGTGTCATTGACCAGTTGAAGAACTTCCACAACGACCCACGCACTGGACCTTTGTCTAAGCATTTCTGGGCAGTCAGCAAGACTGGTAAGGGTGCCACTAGTGCAACCGCTCACCAGTTGGTACGTGACCGTGACCTTGAAGAGTGGGGCATCAGTTCTTTCACAGATGCAGACCATGCACTCTGGTCGGAGAAGGCGTACACCGCTGACATCATTCAGATTCCGAGTCGTTCGGACCTCCTTTCAATAGCAGCGGAAGAAGCCTAATGACGGTGGGGTCAACACCCCACGTTATTTCAAGTCTTGCCGAACTTGCCAACGTTGTTGAAGAGATTCGCAACGTTGGCATGTTTGCTTTTGACGTTGAAACCCGTGGAGTTTTAGAGCGCCACCCTGACGTAGAAGAAGTAATGATTCAAGATTGGAAGAAACATCTTTCCACTCTTAAGAATCCAAGTCCTGAGATTGCTAATCGTGCTCGTGAAAACTTTGAAGCACAGTACAGAAAGTCTTTGGCTCTTGACCCTCTACGCAATGAAGTGTTTTGGATTGGTTTAGCCACTGCTGGTAAATCATGGGCTATTCCCATGGGTCACAAGCGTGGTATCACTTTGACACCAGAACAGGTAGGGGATGGTACAACCACCCCACCTGAGGGTTACAGAAAGTTGCTCAAAAATGGGCAAGAGTCTATGGCTAAAGCCAAGTATGTAATCCCTGCAACTTACGATGAAGCACCTGAACAACTAAATAAGGCTGATGTTTTTCGTGCTCTAAAAGAATTATTCTTTGACGATTCTCTTGTAAAGATTGGGCAGAACGTTAAGTTTGACGCTCGCTCTATCAGCAAGTACTACGGAGGAGACATCCCTGTTGGTCCCTACGCCGACACCATGTTGATGCAACACCTTGTAGACGAGAATTTAATGTCTTACTCTCTTGAGAACATCATTATGAAAAATTACGGTAAGCATGATGCTTACGCTCGTGATGGCAAGTTAGGTAAAGTCATTGACTTTGTTCCCTACGACAAGGCCATTAGGTATGTGCACTTGGACGTTCGTTGGACATGGCTTTTGCACCAGCGTTTATGGCCCAAGATTTGTACCCACGAAGGGTTACTTCGTTGTTTTTACCAAGACTCACAAGTGTTGGAAGTTCTTATGCATATGGAGAACAACGGCATTCCTGTAAATGAAAGGCAGTTAGTAAATCTTGGAAAAGAGTTAGATACCAAGTTACAAACTATTTTATTGGATTTGTCTGATTACACTCCTATTGGCTTTAATCCTGACTCTACAAAACATAAACAACAGTTTTTGTTTAATAAGAAGCGTGAGGGTGGTTTAGCCCTTAAACCACACAAGACCACGGCTACAGGGCAACCATCTGTAGACGAAGAGAGTCTCAAGTTTTTAGAGCACAAGCACCCTGCTCTTACAATGCTCTTAGGTTGGGCTGAAACTAAAAAACTTAAATCAACTTATGTTGATGGTCTTATCCCTCAGTTGAACCAGGGTCGCCTACACCCATCATTTCACCTTCACCGAACAGCCACTGGTCGCTTGTCATCTTCTGGACCCAACCTTCAAAACATCCCTCGTGAATCAAGTATTCGCAGTCTGTTTGTTGCTCCTGAAGGTCAAACTATGTTGGTTGCCGACTATGACCAGATTGAACTACGGGTAATGGCAATGTTTTCCCAAGACAAAGAATTACTTAAAGTTTTTAACAACAACATTGACATTCACACTGGTGCGGCTGCCCTACTCTTTGGCAAGTCAATAGAAGACGTAACAAGTGAGGAACGCCAGATTGGTAAGGGAGTTAACTTTCTAACGGCTTATGGAGGTGGCGCTGGTAAGTTGGCACGCACCACTGGTATCTCCTTTGAGCAAGCCCAACATATGATTCAGGAGTATTACCGCCAATTCTCAGGTCTCACTGAATGGAAGCAGAAGGTAGTTGCACAAGGACGCAGGCTTGGTTATGTTGAAACCATCACAGGAAGGCGTAGAAGGCTTCCTGACCTCCTTTCCGTCAACTCAGAGTTTAGGTCCCGTGCAGAGCGCCAAGCCGTTAATGCGGTGGTTCAGGGTTCAGCAGCAGACCTTTGCAAGCAGGCTATGATTGACATTGACCGAGCCTTTAAGGGGACTAACTTAAAAGTCCTTGTTCAGGTTCATGACGAACTAATAGCAGTTGCTCCAATAGAAGAGGCAGTAGAAATGAAAGAATTGTTTATGAAGGCAATGGGGCATAATACTATTATCCAAGGTGTTCCTCTTCGTGTGTCCTGTGACATGGCAAGTACCTGGGCGGAGGCAAAAGGGTGACAAGTCTAGATAAACGCAACTTTTATCTAAGAATGTCAACTGTAGAAGGTCAAACATTTGCAGCCGATATGGGGTTTGCGTACCCCTCAGCAGATGTAGAAGAAGAAGAGCATAAAGATGTCTTGACAAGGTGGGCAGTTTTCATGCATTATGGTCTTCTTAAAGAAATTGAACAATCATCTAAGTGGTTTACTCAATTTTTAAAGAAAACTGAAAAAGTTTCTCCAGAAACAAATAGCGAAGACTTTCAAAGCCTTCTCACTATTTATGGAGTAGCGATGCTCAACAAAATTATGGATGCTGAAAAACTGGCGTTCGTAGTACCTTATGGAGAAGAAGATTATGACTGACTGGTGGTCAAAAAAACTTGCAGGTGAAAAACCAACTGCACCACGACAACAATTTACGCATCCTGTTACATCTGTTCCTACACACATACAGCCTGTAACACAAACACCCATTACACAAAGTCCTTCACAGCAACCAACTGCTCAACCAGAATCTTTTAGTGAAGCACTAAGAATGGGCATTACGAATGGCGGAGAGGCTACTCGCCGTGATACGATGACATGCCCTGCTTGCGGTGGCGGTTATGTTTTTAGTCGTACTAAGTCAACTGGGGGAACCACCGTAGGTGGTAATGCACCTGCTCCACGTTGTTATACATGTGGTTGGAATGGCATCTACCACCAAGGTGACGAAGCAAACTGGTCATAAGGAGTCAATATGTCAACAGCAACACACGAAACATTACAAGCACTAATTTCATCTATGAATAAAAAGTATGGAGAAGAGGTGGTTGTACAAGGTTCCCGCATTCAAGAAGAACTTCCTCGTATTACCACAGGCGTGCTGGCATACGACCTCATGCTTGGCGGAGGTTGGCCTGTCAATCAATGGAGTGAAATTATTGGTGAAGAATCATCAGGTAAGACTGCATTGGCATACAAAACCATTGCGGCTAACCAAGCGGCAGACCCTGATTTTTGTGCCCTATGGATTGCTGCTGAAGAGTATGTACCTGAATACGCAAAGGCTATTGGTGTAGACCTTGACCGCTTGTGGGTAGTTGAATCCAACATCATGGAAAATGTGTATGACTTCGTATTGAAAGTTATGGACAACCGTGCAATTGACTTGATTGTTATTGACTCGCTTCCTGCACTTGTTCCAACAGATGAGGCTGAGAAGACAATGGAGGAATTCACCATGGGGCTCGGAGCACGCCTTACTGGTAAGTTTTTTCGTAAGTCATCCAAATCACAGAAGCGTTCTCTTGTCCATGAGGACCGAGGTTGTACAGGGATTATCATTAATCAGTGGCGTGAAAAGATTGGTGTCATGTGGGGCGATAATCGCACTACACCAGGTGGAAAAGCAAAGAACTTTCATTACTTCTGCCGTGTAGAAGTTAAGCGTGATGAATGGCTCAAAGAGAAAGACGAGACTGTTGGTCAAACCATTAAGGCTCGTACTATGAAGAACAAAACCTACAAGCCACAACAAGTAGCCGTTATTGATTTTTATTTTACACAGAGCAAAGGTTTTAACTTTGGTGACTTTGATGTTATTAAAGACATTGTAAACATTGCAGCATCTGAAGACATCATTACTCGTGCTGGCGCTTTCTATTCGTACCATGACCAAAAGTGGCAAGGTAAGGAAGCACTCATTGCAGGTATTCGTGAAGACCTTGACCTACAGGCTGCTATCAAAGCAGAGGTTTGGGAAAAGTTTGGATTGGACGCTTAGTGGCTCTTGATAAAGAAGACCGCAAAGCCATCCTTAAAAAGTCTGTAAAACAAGAAAAGCGTTCAGCAGGAGCCTACAAAGGAAGTCGTAACGCTGGTAGTGGCTCAGGTTGGCTTCGCAAAAATGATGTTCGTTCTGAAACACTTCTTATTGAAAACAAGTTTACAACGGGCACCAAAAGCATTACAATCAAAGAACTAGATTTAAGGGAGTTAAGACAACGTGCGATTATTGAAGACCGCATACCTATTCTT